GGCTTCCTGCTCCTGACGCTCCTGTAGATAGAAGTGAACCACTTACAGGGCCACCTGTTGTTGAGAGAGGGCAAACAGGTGTTAGGAGAGTGCCAACAGAAACAACTCAAGATATTTTATCTGATCTTGAGTATGGGCCTAAAGGAAAACAGACTGCCAGAACCAAGATGACTGCACTTGGTTGGAATGTTACTGGGGAAACTCCTGCTATAAACAAAACTGCTAGGAAGGAGCCTGCTTTTGAAGGAGACACAGATTTAACAAGAACAATTAAAAAGACAAAGGCAGGGCCTTACGACTTTACATATATATATGAAACAGAAAATCATATCCTAAAAAAAGAGGATGGCCTTAAAAAATCTTTCTGGGAAATTACTGATAAAAAAACTGGCAAGGTAATTGACCGCGCTTTTGGCGAGGGAGGAATGAAGTTTCTTGCTGAAAAATATGAAAGCAGGCCTGTTGATGTTGTACAAAAAAGAGAACGAGAAGAGCAACAAAGGGAAGTTGTAGGCATTTCATTTGAGCAGGCTATGTCTGAGAAAGGGCTTCTTGAGGTAGGAAAAGGGGATCAGGTAAGGTTCTACCGAAGAAATCCAGAAACTGGTAAGTGGTACTACCCAGACAATACCATATATTTACTACTGGAAAAGCCTACTGCTAAAGTTCCAAAGAACTTAAAAGGAAAGCAGTTCACTGTAAATTCTCCGATATACGTTACTTACAAACTAAGAAATCTTTCTACGAATGAGGAAGGAACGGCGACGATACCTCCTACAGAAGAAAACGTTAGGCTAGTTTTACGTCAGCAAGGCGCTTGGAAATATCCTAAATTTTTTGGTGAGCCAGTAACAGAGATAGAGGCCTTAGTTGAAGAAGCAGGCGATGATCTTTCAACTGAGTTAACCGAAGCAGATTTAGCCAGTCTTCCAAAGAAGGACAGGGAACGACTTGCCGAAACAATAACAGTAGACGATTTACAGAAATACACTGACGAAGGAAGAAAGCAAGAGACACTTCAAAGAATTTCTGAATTCTACGATAGGCTAGAAAATGATATAGCATTTAGAGAAGAAATTGAAGATGCTATTACTAGGGTTAGTATAACAAGGCAGGCTCTTGAGGCTACCGGAGAGAAAAGGTACAGGCCATTTGCTAAACGAGAAGCAAAAATCCAGACAGCATTTCCTGCTGTTGGCGACAACCTTAACCTGTTATCTAAAAGTAGCATGGAGGCTGTTGAAGAATGGATAGACAATTCGTTTACGGTTTACATTCGCAAAAACGAATTACCTTCCGCAACAAAAAGCGCAGAAGAAGAAAGAGCCGCAACAAAAGATTTACAGAATGTCGATGTAAACAAACTGGTTGCTAAAGGAGAAGCGGATAGGCAATCCACTGATCTTGAAGAGGGAATTGATGAAGCAGGCCCTGCTAAAACTCCTGAAGAAGCAGAAAGAAAAGCAGAAGAAGCAGGTGAAATTGCAAGAATAACTGAACAGCAGTTTAGAGATGATGTCTATGTAAAAAAGACTTACAAGACAGATGAGACTCTTTATGAAGTATTTGGAAAAACGGACGCTGAAGTAACCAAAATAAGGGCCGCAGTTAAAAGGGCTATAACTGGCAGATTAGACAGAAGGCAAAAGGGTAAAGTCAGGTTTATTAAAAAACCTGAAACAGAGAGGGATGACGTACAAATAGATACTCTAGACCCCGAAACTGGTGAAAGGCCAACACCTGAAACAACCAGAGTAAAGGTTCGCCCTTCAGTAGCAAAAGAGAAAGGGCTAGAGGAAGGTGTTTTCTATCCTTGGGAAGACATTGGCACAGTGCCTCAATGGAACACTGCCAAGGGTGATCTCAGTAATGCCTACCTTAAGGTGGCAGGCCAGTTGGTTCTTAAGACTGACATCATTGGAGTAGAGCAACGAGCGCCTACCAAACAACTAAGACAGGCTAACTTTATAGAGGTTGTAACTCCAGACACGATACCTAATCCAGAAACAGTTGACAAAGTATTTGTTGACAGAAGGACTGGGGTGACTGTAGTAAAAAGAAAAAAGGATGAGGACGTAGAGTTCGATCCTGCAATGTTGTCTCCTATTTCTGATGTCGAAGTGTACATTACCTTTACCAATAAGCAGGAGCATGAGGCAAAAGTAGAAGCCCTTAGAGATGCTCTGATGCCAATGGCTAGGGAAACGGAAGGAAAGGTTAGGCCAATCAAGCGTGTTGTAAACACAACCGATAATAAAAAGTTTCTTACTACTGATCTAGCCCAGTCACTACGTGGAGGCAGGGTTACTGCTGTTGTTAAGCCTAATGTTTTGTATAGGGTAAACAAGATTAGAAAGTCTAAGGGTCTTAAGCCTATAAAGGATTTTAAGTTTCCATTTGAGGTAAGCCAACATTCGCTCCGTTCTTATGCTATACCTAAAGGAATTGAAAGAGGGGTGGGGATAAAAGAATTCGGCACTTTGCCTTTTTTTGGAAAAGGTAGAAAGGGCTTTATTAATATTTCTGACGGCAGTAACATCATTACGATTAGTGCTGACTCTGTACTAGAGGCTACTCAAACAGCAGTTGTGCCTGAACTTATTGGTGCTATGGCAAGTTATGAAGCCTTGGTAGAAGCAGGGCCAGAGAGAGGCTCTCGACTAGTCGCTTCTTACAATCTGTCTCCTGTTAGCAGGAAGGGAGACATACCGAAATACAATGAATTTGTAGACGCTGTGTTTGGCGAGACTGCACATCGTTATGGAATGTTTGGTACAGACAGGGAACGTTTACAAAAAGCCAGATCAGAATCTTTATCTGAAAACATAGGCAATAAAGCAATGTTTGAGATGTACGATGGATCTGTTGTTTCTGGCGTTATCTCTTATGTCAACGCTAACAGCGTAGGGATAAAGGTAGATGGAAAACTTACTGGGTTTGATGTTCTTAACTACCAAAGAGTTCAGGTAGTAAGGCCAGAGAAACCTATAGAAGTAAGAGAGGGCGCTCCTATTGAAGACATTGGTCGCCCAGATAGTATGCTTACTTACTATCCATTTAAAGAAGAGACAGTAGATGTAGAGCGTGTACCTGTGTTTGGAAGTGCTGTATCAGATGAGCAAACTATTGTAAGAGTGTATTACTCAAAGTTAAATAATACATATAGTGTTTCTGTTGATGGCACAAAAGACCTTGAGGGTGCTACTGCTGACCAAACCGCCGCTTTCCTAAACAACCTAGACAAAGTAACAGAAGGGGAATTCAAAGTACGCAAACTTCCCGAAGGATTAAAGAGAGAAGTTCGTAGAACTATACTAAGGAAAAAGGATGTTAAAGTTTCTGTTCCCCCTGATCCTCTTTCAGGAGTAGAGGTTCGTTATAAGTACAGCCCCGGAAAAGAGGAGGCTGAGTTAGGCATAACTACAATGCCTATTGCTGAACCAGAACTTTCCAAAAAGGTAAAAGATTTAAGGGCGAGTGGAAAATCGTTCAGTTCTATTGCTAAAAAGTTAGGCATAAGCATTGAAAAAGCACAATCTGTTTTTGAAGTAACGACAAGGGATGACTTGATCACACCGGAAATTGCGGAAAAATATGGTGCAGTCCTGTCTGATCCAGATGCCGCAAAGAAACTGGCTGATGATACTGAAACACAAAAGGCCGCTCAAGAAGTTGTAGATAAAGTAGCAGAGATGGAAGAAGCCAACAGGAAGAAACGAGAAGAGCAAGCCGCTCCTGTTGAAACTACACCTGCAACTACTAAAAACTTTACTCCCGAACAATTTTACAAAGGGCCTCCACTAAAGTCTGGGAAAGAAGCCTTTGATGTGCTAATCCAAGAAAGAGACAGGCGCAAGTCTGAGAGTCCTAGAAAACAATTTAGGATTGAGGTTGATTTAAATAGTCTCAACTCATTTGGGTTGCCTTCCATTAAAAAAATTCAACTTTTATACAGCCCAATCTTAAGAAGACAGCCCGGATTTAAAATTGTTCGGAGTGCGACAACAACCTTATATTCAGATGGTCGAAAGGTTTCTTTTGATTTTGTCAAAAAGATTGCGCCTGTTGAAGTTGTAACTGAACCTGATGCTCCTACTACAGAAGAAGCATTAATGGATGATCTCATTGATGAATCATTTGAAGAAGAAAGACAAACTACAGATGATGTTCCTACAGACCCTGAACAGGTAGTTGCTAAACCTATAACAGGTGATACTCCTTTTGTTAGAATGGATTTAGGACAAAGTTTTGAGGACAAGTATGGAGGCAAGTGGAAAGTAACAGAAAAGGTAAGTAACGTTGTTTACGTGCAGTTTACTGGAGGAAAAGCGCCAGACTTAAAGTTTCAAGCAATTGTACACGGCAAGAAGGACGTAACCAAATTCTCTAAGGGTATGACAATTGAGGTTGATCGAATGTCTACTCCTAACAACATGAGCGTACGCATAAGTTACGATAACTTTGAGACTGACTTTGAGAACTACTCAATAGTACGCCCCATTCCCGCAGATGGGCAAGGCTCCTTCAAGTACAACACTGGACTAACACCTAAGAGATTTAAAGAGGTGCTTGGCAGTACTGTTGGCAGGCTAAACTTGGAAAGGCTTATCAAGAGTGGCGAGGTAATCATAGTACAGAACCAACAGGATGTTCCCTTTAACTTGATTAACATGGGTGTTCATGCTGTTACTCGCAACGGAAAGACTTGGTTCATAACCAACAACATCAAGGAAAGCGAGATCACTGGGCTGTACCTGCATGAGATTGGTGTACACCTTGGCATGAAGCAGGTATACGGAGATGACTTCAACTCTATCCTTAACGAAGTAAAGAGCAGACGAAACAATCCAGAATGGGCTGACGCATTCGATGCCGCTACTATTTCAGCAAACCAGAAAACATTTGCTGATGATGTTGCAAGAGAAAACTATATTTCAGAAGAAGCCTTTGCATATTTTGTTGAGTCTAATGCTGAATACAAGAATTCTTTTTGGCAAATAATCTTTGACACTCTGAAGAGAGTAGCCGCAAGATTCCAGATGTACATTGGAAAGCCAGTGTCTGACGGACAACTGATTGCATTTGCAAGAGGTGCGGCACGTGGCATGTCACAAAGAAACAACCAACAAACTATTGACTCTGACGATGAGGAGTACTACTCCTTGGTGCAGGGCGCGGCTGATCGTATCCTTGAAACAGAAGGAGGAAGGAAACTGCATGATGCCGCAGAGAGAGCAGGCTACACTGAGAAGGCAGGCTCTGCATGGAGAGCAACAAAGAAGTTCTTTGATCCGTTTGCTAATCTACCATTTGCTAGAGACTTAAGAAAACTAAGATCACTACTGGCAGGTAAGATGGGTGAGATTGAGTCATTGGGTAGAGATATCCTCAAGGCATACGACAACCTGACGGAAGAACAAAACCAAGAACTGTTTGAGTTCTTTACAACTAAAGGCGCTACCTTTGCAGAAAACTCTACGGTGGACAAACAACTACAACAGGCTTCCATTGGATTAAAAAACAAGATAGAAGAAATCGCTACTGAAGCAGAGTTACGAGAGATGTTTCCAGAGGCAAGCAAGGAGCAACTTGCAGAACTTAGGGGAGCATATCTGCCAAGGGTTTATCTCACAAACATTCTATCCCATTCCACTGACATAGGAGGTAAGTTTAGAACTACTGGAAAACTTTGGACTATGCCAAGAAAAGAGTTTGATGAGTCTGTAAGGGAAATGATGGGAGAGATTAAAGATGTTAAGTATCTACTCTACAATGCACTCACAATGTCTCAACATGACATTGTAGTTATAGATTATCTTAAGCAGTTATCAGTTCGATCTGCTATCGAAGAGTCTGAGGCCCTGAAAAAACTTAAAGAGAACCTTAACCAGAAGATGGTTGACAGAGATAATGCAACCACTGATGAGCAAAAAACTGCACTTGATCAAGATATAAAAGATTTAAAAAAACAAATAAAAGATATGCCCAAGGATGAGAGGTCTGTAGCAGGGGATGTTCCTTGGGTAATGCCAATGCAATGGGTTGAAATTCCATTTATAAAAAAGGATGGCACAAAAGGAAAAAGGCTAACAACACTAGCAAGTTTGGAAAGACAAATAACTGCATTTAATAATCTAATTGCTCAAGGCAAATCAACAATGAAACCTGAAGCAATAGAGGCATTAAAAGAGAGGTCTGCTGAACTTGAGTTGGCTCGTAAGGAATTCTATGACAGCCTTGGTGTTCCTCTTGATCAGTTGGGTACAAACCAAGAAGGAGATGCCTCTAGCATTGCTAAGTATTATGATGACAACTATGACTTAAAAATGTTTAGGAGAATACCTAACATACCTGATAAGTACGGCTCTATGGCAGGGCTGTATGTTCGCAGGGAGATTTATGAAGACATCATAGGCAATGCAGACATGGTGAAAGGTGAGCAGAATCTTTTTCAGAGAATGCTACTTCCTTATGGTAAACATGCCAAGTTGGTAAGTGCGTTCAAGATTCTTAAGGTTCCTCTTAACCCTCCGACAGTAGTAAGAAACTTTGTATCTAACTTAGTGTTGATGCAGTTGATAGGAGGCGTTGCTTTCCATAGACAACCTGCATTATTGAGAGCGGCTATCAAAGAGATGAGAGGAGAAGACTCAGGCATGGTCTTTACTCACTCAAAGACAGGTAAAAAGTTTACTGCTTATGAACTCGCTCAAGAGCAGGGCGTATCAGGCACGACACTAACATCTGCTGAGTTAAAGAAGATGGAGATAGTGTTCCAATACATGGAGAAGGAAGGAGCATGGGGAATACTAACCGGAGGCCAGAAGATGTGGAACAAACTGGCAGAGTTTGGTGGTGACCTTTACCAGAACATAGAGATACTTGGTAAGGTTGCGGTTATCATGGACAAACTTAACAACGATACTCAGAGGGCAGAACTAAACGATATTCTTGCGAAAGAGAATTCAAAAATACTTACTATTGAAGACATAGCAGTTCAGGAAGCGAACAGGATTTTGTTTGACTACAGCGAGGTTAGCCCTACTATCAGAGGATTGAGATCATCCTTTCTTGGAGCGCCATTTATAACGTTCCAAGTTAAGGTGTTGCCTGAGTTGGTCAAGGTTCTGAATGATCCAAGCAAGTACCATAGGTTCATCCCATACATGATGTTGATTGGTAGCGCACAGGCATTGTTCGGTTCCTTTCCATTCGTGGAGGATGATTGGGATAAGATGGAAGAGTTACTGCCTGAGTTTACAAAGGACAACACGATGTTGTTCCTGCCTTGGAAGGATTCAGAAGGTAGATGGCAGGCTGTTGATATCTCTTACTTCTTCCCTTGGTCTTGGTATACCCAGATGGCAACTAAACTTGGACAGGGGGATGTCTCAAAAGCACTGATTGAGGGTGGCGTCATAGGCCCCGGTTGGCAATTGATGACAGCCATCACAACCAACAAAGACCCTTGGAGTGGTTACGATATTGTCAACGAGAACGATCCATTATCTGACAGAGTGTTTGACAAGATCAGTTACATGAACTCAATGATGCTACCTCCTTGGTTAACTCGTAATGGTCTAGTGTCTGTTTCCTCATTAGGTGAGGCCATGTACAGGCTTGATCCTAAAGAGATAGAAGGAAAGTTGTTCGACTTTGCTTTGGGTAGAACTAACAGATATGGAGACACTAAGGTTAGTTTTGGAAAACTTCTTGGTTCTTCTATAGGCCTTAACCCTTACGCAATATCTCCTGATGCACGTTCAGCACAGAACAGGAGATACAATTCTGAGATAAGAGGATTTAAGGCAGACATAACTTCTACCAGAAAGAACAGAAGTCTCGCGCCAGATCAAAAGAAGCGAAAGGTCAACGAGTTGAAGAGAAGGATTGATGAAGCAAGGGAGGAGAAAGCGGAGTTTAACAGGAAGACATCTGGTATAGAGAGAACGCTATGAGATTGGTTTGCGTAGAATGGCAAGATATTCTTGCGTCAGCAGGGTGGGAAAAAGAAGATGAGATAGAGCCGCAAACCTTTTGGACTGTCGGATACCTCATCGTTAAAGACTCAAAGGTGTTGAAGATTGCCAACACCAAGGATGTGGAGGACAACTACTTTGGTATCACTGCCTTCCCCATCGGTTGCGTGGTGTCCATTACTGATATTCCCTCAACAGTTTCCGCTGAGTAACGGCAACTATCTCGTCGTAGTAACCCTCACCATCTAGTTGGTTTAACATAATCACTCCTCTCCACCACTGATGCTCAGTGTCTCTGCACCAGTTCTCAGAGTACTTGGGGTGACTATAGCATCCGGCACTAAGACCGAATATTTTCTGGCCGTCAGGCCTCGTCTGTTCAGCGTGGTTGTACAAATGGGTGTGACCCTGTACAGCACTACAGTGCAGTTTGGAAACCAGTGTGAAGCCAAGGTGGACACTACTGATGGGCCTTCCAGATATGCCAGAGGTAAAGTAGTGGCTGAAGGATATCCCTGCTAAAGTCAGCACTGACTTGAATGGCGTAACCTTCCACCCATTCTTCTCGTAATGTAAATCACTAATATCAATTGTGCCATGTAACTCAGGAGCAGAGTTAGTCGCCCTGTTGATTCTGTCTTCATGGTTTCCAAGACACATGTGCATCTTAGGTTTGTACTGCTTTTCTTTGTTCTTTCTCTTCTGGGCGTTGTACGCCCTCAACGGTTCCATAAGTTTCTCTTGGGCTTCAATACAACTATTTATATCTTTCTTATAGCGTTTGCCTTCAAAGCCTTTGGTTCCCTTGTCATATGAAGATAGTGATGGCATGTCAGCAAAGTCACCCAGACATACTATGTACTCTGGCTTGTGAGCCACAATGAACTTACCCAGATGGGTAAACCTTTCATTGTCATAGTCTGGGTTGGCATGTGCATCAGGAATTATAAGAAGGTTCATAGTAGTTTAGCAATCTCCAATACTTTGTTGTACTGCTCCCTGTTGTTACTGACCTTGGCCCATGAGACACAGTTAAAGTCGCTACATAGTTGAGGACGTTCTTCATAGATTCCACACTTGTTGTCTACTAAGTGGGAGCATCTAATCTTGATGCCAGTCTTTGTTGCTTCAATGTGTTCATGCTTCTCTACTATTGCATGTAACCACTGCATCTGCCTTGGGTCTTTCCAACTAGGATTGATTTCAATCTCGCAACATAAAGCGCACTTGGTACACAGGCTCTCAGTTATGTCGCTCTCTTGTAGAGGCCAAGGGTCATTAGCCATTAGGTGTATAGTTCATCTATAGGACGCAATTTATCTTGAGTTAATGTATACCCCGGCCCATGCCCCAAGTCGTTTATATTTTTATCAGATAGTAATTCATCTTTTAAGGCAAACCCCCTTATGATATAATCTGGAAACACTCCTGTTACCAACAGGTAAACATCAACCTCTTCCGATCTTGTGTTTAACTTGGCAACTAATTTTCCAGTTTTGTACTTTGTTGTTTTTACATCTATCTTTATCCCTCTATACTTAATATCCCAACCAGAGTCAGGCTCAAGTATCAGGCTTGGGTATACATTTAATACTTTGCTTGCGGCTATTTCCCCGCCAATGCCCTCAAGATCAGTTTGTTCTGATGATTGTTTTCCTATCTGTTGATCCGGTCTGCCATTTTTTCTAGCCAGTTCGTACCTTTGCTTTGCTAAAGTTTCACATACAACCTGTTCACCGAAGTTTAGAGATACGTTCATTGTGTTTCACAGTTCACAAGCACCTCCTGTGCAGGCAAACTCCTGACTGCTAGTGGTAACGTCCTCTTCCTCAAGGATCAAGTCCCAGTCAATCTCCTTTGGTATCTGCTTGGCTCTCTCTTTGTACTCTGCTTCATCACAGTCCTCATAGGGAGCAGACTCATACGAGTGAGCCTCGTCTGCGCTAGGCAAGAATGAAACACCAGATACGATGTCAAAGTTTTTCCAAACCCATGCTCCTACCTCCATCCACTCATGCTCCTTAACGTAGATAGTGACTGACGGTTTGTGTTCGCACCAGTGTACAGTGAATCTCTTCCATATCTCAAGATGATCTAAGGCTGACAGGTCATGTCTAGTGAGAGACTTCTTAGGAGACTTCTGAGGGAACTCAAATACCCAAGCCTCTGCGTTGTAAGGGTCAGTGTGGTATGGCACTTTACAGTCAATCAGGGCCTGTGATAGAGGGTCTTTCTTGTCGTTGCGAACCCTGCGAATCAAGTGTGAATTGTAACGAGGGTGTATCCCTGATGCACTGTCCACAAGTTGACTGACCGTACCTGATGGCTTGACACAAGTGATAGCGGTACTCTCTGGGATGCCAAGTTTCTTAGCCCACTTCTTGTTGACACTTACAGCATGTGCCTTGAGAGATTCCAGATCATCTGCACTGGCATTCATTAAAGCGGGACAGTCCATGATCCCTGTCAGGCTAACGCCAAGCAGTCTCTCCTCTTCAGTGTTACGCTTCCATGCGGGAGAAAGATACCTGAAGTCAGTGAGAGTAGCCTGTAAAGTGCCAATGATAGTGGCGATCTCTACCTTGTTCTTGATGTCAGCAAGTGTGTCGCTCTCTCTGCATACAGCCTCCGATAGATTGCAGAACTGCTTTGGTCTTAGAATAATCTCAGAGCATGGGTTACAACCGAAGTCATGCTCACTGTCTCTGCGCTCTGGAACCATATGTTTTGCGGCTTCACGATTGAAGATGCCACGCTCTCCACTACGACTCTCATACAGGGCAGTCCACTCACGCAGGAACACGCCCATGTCAGGCTTCTCCGTGTAGCACACGCTGTTATTAGCCAAGGCCCTCTGTGGATTCTCAGCCCACCACTGACCAGACTTGGCATGACGCATACGATCATCAGTCAGATTTGATAGCGATATAGTGGCTGACCTACGCACACCACCTACTACCACTGACTCACCGATAAAGCACACCAGATCGTGACACTCTATGGAGTTTAGTTTCCTTCCGGCAGAGCCTTTAAACACGGCAACAAAATGCTTAAACAACTTATCCAGTGGCTCTGGGCCTGATGCCCTGCCCCCGAATGTCTTGAGCCTAGCCCCCGCAGGCCTGATCTTGGACACATCCCATGTTGGAATCTGCCCTGCATATAACAGACTGACCAGTTCCTTTAAAGCCTTGGCCCATCCAATCTTGCTGTCCCTTACAACAATAACTGAATCGCTACTGTGAAACTCATCTGCTACCTGTGGCAGTGCATTGATGTACTGTCTCTCTACTGAAAAACCAACCCCTGTACCACACATGAGAATGTACATGCATTCATCAAATGCTCTTGGGCTATCAATGGGAAGATAGGAACAGTTGTATCCTGCGACTGCATCTCTTTCTAATGCTTTGCCACTGGTCATTAAACATCTCATGCTAGGCATTACATCCATGCTAACAATGGCATCACGAACAAGATCAAGATTGGTAGAGGTTCTGTTCTGGAAGAAGTTTATGTAACGCTCGACTGTCTCCTCCCAAGTTTCTCTACGCTTCTGATCATCAAGATACTTGGCATACCTAGACTTGTGTATAAACTTTTGATACTCGTTCATAATGTGACAGGCCCCTCTTCTACTTCGATTTCTAACTTGGATATCTCAGACATTGGGATGATCCACTTGCTGTTATCGGCAAGACCTATCTCATACACGGTGATGTCCTTGAAGGAACTCTGAGATGACATGTCTCCTGCAAGTACCTCCTGTTGCCTGCCTGATTTCTTGGCCCAACATATTGACTCTATATCTATGATCACTGGAAAGTTCTGTAGGATCACAGTCCTTGTTCCCTGTGACCGTTTGAAAAACTTTACTTCTCTGTAAAATGACATTCAAGTTCCTCGTAATCTTCTTTCAGATTCTTTTTAATTGCGTACTCTATATACTCTTCAAGAGAGACTCCCCAAAAACTTTTGAACACATTGCTCCAGTTTTTTGAGGAGTCTTTTCTCGACTTACGGTAGCAGTACCTAGCAAATGAATACTTCATATGCTCTGCTAGGTCATAGTTTAACGAACTTACATTAGAAGGGAATGTCCTCTCCCTTCTCAACTACGTCAGCGGTGTGCTTATCTCCTCCTGCACCTCCTAGCATCTGCATTGTATACCCATTAATCTCAGTCACGTACCTCTTGATCCCCTCTTTGTCATCATATGAGCGGTTAGAGATTCTTCCCTCGACATAGATTTGTGATCCCTTGTTTACGTACTGCTTGATCACATCAGCAGTCTTCCCAAAGAACACAACTCTGTGCCAGTCGGTTGTCTTGTTGTCTCCATACCCACTGTTGGTTGCCAGTGAGAAAGACGCCACTGTGTCTCCCGATTTAGTCTCGCGGAACTCTGGCTCTTTGCCAACGTGACCCACTAATATCGCTTTGTTTACGCTTGCCATCTAGCATCGTACCTCTTGGTTAGTTTCCATAATTGTAAGGCCGCTTCAAACATACTAAACAACCTCTCTCTTTCTTCCCATTGGTACTCTACTACATAACCGGGAGAAGAAACCGATACAAAAAGGTTGAGGAGTTTCCTACCTCCACCTATCCCATGATTGTAAGCCGCCAGTTGTACTCCATAAGAGTCGTATAAATCAGGCTTCTTACCTTCATCCAAAACTTCCTTGGTCTTGAAGTCAACAACCCACTCATCAGAGTGTACATCTATCTTACCTCCGTACCCCATTGGGTGAGCGAATGACTTCTCCACCTTCCAGTCCTGATCGCCACAAACTTCTCTCATCTTTGCGAGGGTTTGCGTGACCATGTGTATTTCGTTTGGATTTTCTGACCCACAACTGCCAGTTAGTAGTTGTTGCTCAATCAGGTTGTGCATGTACGTCCCTCTCTCAGAAGACTTTATCGAATGCTCCTTGGACAATGCAAACACACGCTTCTTGAACTCTTTCTCATCCTCATCCCAGTACTGTTTAGATTCTAACATCGACTCAAACAACTGGTCTTGAAAGTATCTGTTCAGACCGGGAGAGGCAACCACATCTTTCCAAACGGTAGACACAGAAGGAACCCAGCCATACTTACGAGCGTCACGCAAAGTCGTTTTACGAATTTTGGGAGCGCCACTTACCAGAGATTGGTTTTCAATCTCGTACCTTGGGGTTCCCTCCTTGTCATACCAGTGGCTCATTTCCACTTACTCCAGTATGATTCTTGCGTAAGGTTCATCTCCTTGGCAAGTTGTTCTACGGCACGTTGTGCATCAATGCAGTCCTTGGCATACGCAGAACCTATCTCCATGACATCCCTTGTCACCTCTGCCGATAGGTTGATGACTTTGATAATTAGTTCTCTTTGCTTCTCACTAACTGCAACTTTGCTTGCGGGTTTCTTGGTTACTTTCTTCTCAGTCATTCTTAAATTCCTCTGATTCATCTTGACCATAAACACCATACTTGTATGCGCCTGACAGTTTGAGTACAGCACGTGACAATGCTCTCTTCTCTGCCATCTCTACGACATACAAGGTTGTGACATTACCCTCTCTCCCCTTGCCAAACAAGGCAGAGGCAAAGGTTTCAATGGTTGTGTCACCCTTAGTTGCAACTGCCTTCACAACTGCAAAGTCTTTTTGAGGAGGTACGCTCATCAGTTCAAACGATACCTTGATGTTGTTGGCATACTGTATCTTTTCTATGCCTGTTCTCGTAATGATAGGTATCTTCTTGCCGCCTCTCTCAAGAGTAAATATATCCTCCTTAACTTCTAAGGCGTTCTCTTTAACCAAGTCATTAAGGAAGTCTCGTTTACTTGTCATGCTCTTCCTCCCACTGTTGCCATTGGGCTACGGTCTGCTCGTACTCCTCTTGCGCTTCCATCTCCTGAATTTCTTCTTCAGTCATGTCATCCATATTCAATATGCTCCATTCGTACATCAAGTTGGTTTGCTAGTTGCTTGACCCTTTCGATCAAGCCAGACATCTCCTCGACATCAAGTTCAGAAGTACCACGTACTCTGGTTCTAGGTGTGCCGTCGAGTCCTGTGTATTCTACACTACCAAGATACTCCTGACTGACGTACTCCTTGATCTCTTCTACGCTGTGTCCTGTGCTTTCTGCCAAGGCCCTGAGTATAGCATGGAATAGATTGTTCTGCTCCACGCTACGACTGTTCTTATGCTCCCTGATTACTACTTCTTGGTTCTTGCCGTCTAGGTCTATGTCCTGTATTGCTCTAGTGCATCTTTCTCTGATGTCTTGTGATCGAATCACGTACCTCTTCACCTGATATCTCCTTGAAGATTTCCTTCATACCCACGGTTGCTCCCTCTATAAACAATCCTCTTAGCATCTCTTTGTAGGGGGCAATATCTGTGTGTACGAAAAGTAACTTGGGATATATTTCATCCTCAAAAATATTGTCTATTCTGTCTAGTGTCTCCACCGCTTTTTCTTCTATCAATTTAGTTTATCCATGAAGGTTATGTTCTTGACCTCAATTCTGTATGAAACATTGTTGCTTACGTATATGTTGTGGTCTAACTCTTGAGAAATTATAGTCCTCATAATCTCATCGTCCGGCTCGCCATCATGTTCGATTTCTATAGCGACTAGGACATCTTTAGTATGCCATTCTCCATCGCTCTCCCTATCATCTGCAACGTCCATCTGTACTGTGTCTCCTTGTCGTGTTCCAGAGAGTGGCAGTCCGAGTGACACTGCTGACAAACTGGTATGGTAAAATAGTCAGGAACTTTTCTGCCCATCCCTGCTCCTAGTGACTGGCTTCTGAGATGGTGAACCTGCACCGGATAAGTTCCACAGTGTATACATGAGTGTTCCGCTACCCACTGCATATACTTTTTACTTTTCATTGGTTGATTATAACATATAGATTTAGTATAATCCCATGTTCGTTTAATCTTTAGGGTAAATTATGAGCCTAAGAAGAATACTAAAGGCACTAGACCTTGACATTACAACGTCTGAGAAAATGATATTGATCCTTCTATCAGACAATGCTAATGATGAGACAGGTGAATGTTGGCCTTCTCAAAAATACCTTGCTGAAAGGGCGGGTATGTCAAGACAGAATGTTAACTTAATTATCAACAGGTTACGTGAAAAAGGACACATATCTTTTGAACACAGGAAAGGGGAGAAGGGCCAGACAAGTAACATTTATAAAATAAATACGGTGTCATCTCAGTTGACACCCCCTGTCAAGTCAGTTGACACGGAATCTGTAATAGAATCTTTACATATTGCTAACAACAGTATTTGGGATGTATGGGAGCAGTTGGCAGGCCCTAATTCAAGGGGTATCTTGGGGCAATTGATAAAGGCCAACGGAGAGAATGAGGTAGCCAAGGCGGTGGGGATTGTGCTGTTGAAAAGACCCGCTGATCCCAAGCAATACATCTACGGTATACTCAGAAACAACAAGCCCAGAAGAAAAGGATTCCAAGCATGAAAGACTATGCTGATTTTGGTATCAAGTTCACTGGCACTGGTGTTCAGATTGCAACCACTTGCCCCAAATGTAGCAAGGACAGGCGCAAGAAGAATGCCAAGTGTTTGTCTGTCAACACAGATGAGAAGATTTGGTTGTGCCATCACTGTGGTTGGAGTGGTAGCCTGTTATCGGGTACTGATGACAGCCTTGGTTTGCACTGGCGCAAGCCTGAGTTCAGAAAGCCAGAGCCTATACCCAAGAGCGATCTGCCAGAGGCTACGATTGAGTGGCTGAACAAGAGGGGCATATCGGAAGAGACAGCAATCGACTGTGGTATCGGCATGAAGAAGGTGTACATGCCTCAGTCTGAGGAAGAGAAGATGGCCCTCACGTTTCCCTACTACCGCAACGGTGATTTGGTTAACGTGAAGTATAGGTCAGGCTCCAAGGAGTTCAGGTCTGAGGTAAATGCGGAGCGCATACTGTATGGTCTTGACGATATAACAGATGAGGATGGTGTTGTTATCTTTGTCGAGGGAGAGATGGACAAACTATCTCTGTATGAGGCGGGGATGAAGCAGTGTGTCAGTGTGCCTGATGGTGCGCCATCCGTTGAGTCAAAGAACTACTCCTCTAAGTTTGAATTTCTCAACGAGTCACGCATCAACGGAGTGGAAAAGGGGAGAACGTACATCATAGCGGTAGACAACGATGCCCCCGGACAGAGACTGCAAGAGGAACTGGCGCGTAGGCTTGGCAAAGAGGTATGCAGTAGGGTGACATGGCCCGAAGACTGCAAGGATGCCAACGATGTACTGGTCAAGCATGGCAAGAAGGTGTTGGCTGAGTGCATCGAACATGCGGAGCCATACCCCATAGCGGGTACGTTCACAGCCAGTGATTTGTCTGACAAGTTGGGAGAGTTGTACGACAACGGATTAGAGAAGGGAACATCCACAGGGTGGGCATGTCTGGATAAGCACTACCTAGTCAGGCCGGGATGCTTCTCTGTTGTGACAGGCATACCATGCAGTGGCAAGTCCAACTGGATTGACTCCATGATGGTGAACATAGCCAAGAAGAATGGTTGGAGGTTCGCCATATTCTCTCCAGAGAATCAGCCATTGGAGGATCATATGTCCCGAATCATGGAGAAGTACATAGGCGCTCCGTTTAGGCAGGGATTCAACAGGCGCATGACCAAGGAAGAACTGAACTACGCCAAGGATTGGGTGAAGGAACACTTCCACTGGATACTGCCTGAGGATGATGCAGAGTGGACGCTTGAGAAGATACTGGATACAGCGAGGGGATTGGTCAGGAGGCATGGGATCAGGGGCTTGGTGATTGATCCGTGGAATGAGTTGGAGAGTGGGAGAGGTGGGTTTTCTGAGACAGAGTACATTGGCATGTGCTTGAAGAGGGCGAGACAGTTCGCCAGAAGGTACGGAATACACCTGTGGATCGTAGCCCACCCTGCCAAGATGTACCGTGACAAGGATGGAGGCTACCCAGTGCCTAGCCTGTGGGATATCTCAGGCTCCGCACACTGGAGGAACAAGTCAGATTCAGGGGTGGTGATATACCGTGACCTGTCAGACCCTGACTCCAAGTTGGTAGACATCCACATTCAGAAGCAGAGATTTAGACAGGACGGTGCTATGGGAATGGCATCACTTAGATATAACCCAATCGTAGGAGATTATTTTGAAACTAACTGATGATCAGGCAGAAGAAGTACGGATTGAGTTGAGGGAGAATGAGTTGGAAATTAAACAGATTGCTAAGATGTTTAAAGTATCTGTCCACACTGTTGCCTTAATAAACAGAGGGCTTAGACACTATGTTCCTAGATATAACTATCCTGTTCGTAAGATTAGTAACCAAAAAGATTTAAGGTACAAGGAGCCGGGGTATAGAAGTAAATTCTGGGATAATTACTACCCAGAATCACAATCAATTTTAGATGAGTAATGAGTGAGGGAGAGGAGATATTTCTTAGTCAGTGTGTAGCCTGTGGCCTCCCTGCCCCAGAGAGAGAGCATAAATTTCTGGAGCGGAGGAGGTTCAGGTTTGACTTTGCTTGGATCAACCTGATGTTAGGGGTTGAGATTGAGGGAGGGGTGTACTCTGGTGGTAGGCATACCAGAGGGGTGGGGTACAGTCGTGACCTAGAGAAGTACAACTTGGCGGCTATGCATGGGTGGACTGTGTATAGATTCACCACGCAGGATGTAAAGAGCGGTGTGGCTGTCGGGTTTATAACAATAATAATAAATAAAGAGGGATTGATTGATGGGTATAAGGATATCAGCGGAGGACTTATGCTCCCTGACTCCAACAACAGAACTAAACCAAAGACCAAGGGTAAGGTCTGAAGTCATATGCTACGTGTTGGCAGGGATATCGAAGGAAGCATCTAACTTTGTCAGGCTGAAGTACGCCAATGATGATAGCAACATGAGGCCAGTGGCCCATGAACTGGTGAGGCGTGTGAGGAAGAAAGCGCCCAAAATTTTGAGTGATGATGCGTTGTGGAAGTTGGCACTGATCGCAATACGAGAGGCGATATCAGACCATATGTGTGGCACGTGCAATGGGAAATCTTGGGTGAGTACGGGTATGAAGCAGATCGTGTGCTTCACATGCAAGGGGACAGGGAAGAGGAGCAAGAAGAGCAAGGACATAGCGGAGGATTTGGAGGTGTCGATTCAGTTTTACAACAAGTACTGCAAATATATTGTTGAAAGAAATATGTTGGGGATACTGTCTGCATACGAGGGGGAACTGCACAATGCCTTCAGAAAGAGGCTGTGAGAGGCCGTGTAATGGCGTGTATTGAACGATCTCTAGTGGACTGGTAGGGTGGTACTGGGTAGGGGATGTTGACCGTCACCGGCCTTACCCTGAGAGGGGGGGGTTGACACGTATGTTATAATATGTCTGTGGGAATATGGACAAAAAAAAGGGGGGCCGAAGCCCCCCTCAATGTTACATAAGTGAATCGAAGTATCTGAGTATTGCATCGTATACAGACTTAGGACATCTCTCTAAGTCCTCGACATCAACGCCGAGTTTCTCTGCTACGATGTACTCAAGGTCAGCAACGTAGTCTTGCTTGTCTACGTCAGATATGCCTTGGTAGGTATCAATCATCTTGAAACCTCCTCAAGAACATGTCACTGTGCTTAACCTTGTACTTTGATAAGGAACGAACTAGTACGTCTGTGTCGATGTTCATGTACCTGTTTAGCAGGTCAATGTACACTGACACAAACAACGTACCATGCGAGGGGCCTTCTGCAATATCTCTTGCAATGTGATGAGATATCTCATGCAGAATGATACCGCTCTTGCGACCCCAACCTAAAGGAAGTTCTATACGAGGTGGGTTGTACCTAGCCCACGCCCATACAGCATTTTTCCTGTAGGTCTGCACTGCCTTGACCTTAAGATTGTTTCGACGTTCAGCAAGAACCATGTCAACAAACTCTTGGACTTGGCTTAGTTCAGGGAGATCAAAGTTACGCTTGTTACTGCGTAAGCAATTGTACTCCCAATCGTACACCTTACTACGTTGAAAGTCTCTCATAACTGACTCCATTCAGAAAGATCAAACCATCTCAATTTATCTGGGGCTAACTCTAGGTATAGTCCCTGAGACTCCTTGGGTAGGTTTATCTTCCTGTGTGCAATCACCTTGCCGGACATGACCGCTCCGGTTCGGTTGCATTTGAGAGTTACTCTTGTTCCTTTCAATTACATACTCCTGTGTTTCTAATTTAGTTGCATCCTTTCCATACTTGCGTATGGATGTACGTGAAACCATGCGCCTCACACCTGATCTTTTGATTGGGTATGTGGGGCGTGGCTTCAATCTCTTATGGTTCATTCATTGGTTACTCCTAGTGTAGTCCACTTGTTACAATGTTAACATCACGATCCCAACATGCAAAGCAGTTTGACTCCTCGCATGATGAGAACCCCTTACCGTCTTCGACTGGGCATATATGACCAAGCGCCCTGTCTCTGTCGGTATGCACTAAGTGATGGGTGATCTGCTTACAATCATCGAACCCCTTCACTATGTCTCCATCAACCATGTAACCAGACATCTGGATTACTAGGTTATCTGGAACTATACCACCCTCGTCAAGGAACTGACGCACCGTGCGCTTCTCCTTGGTAACGAGCCAGTGCTGTATGTGCGGAGTACCATTACATACTTCAATGATATTCCGCAGATGTTGCACACTGTCGATGTCACCGCTGTCGAACCACCGGAACCTGTGCTTAACCTTGATAGAGATAAGCATGGTCATGGCTGTAACCCACATAGGATGATACAGTTTCTCGTATCGTTTCTGTTGGGCGTTCTTGACGTTGGGATAATTGTAGTTGCCTTTCATGGCATAGCACTCATGGCACACAGAGCCTTTGACTTCTCTCAGTTTGCTACCTACCTTGCAATGCTTGGCAGGTGTAGAGAAGGAACTCTCAGGCATCTTTGTAGTCTGTGACAGACCACCTGTGATCTCATTGAGTGCGCTAACTACTTGTTGTTTTGTTTGCATAAGATTCTCCGTTGTTAATAATTAACATATTAGATATCTGCCTCGCTCCTGATATCTTCAGCAGTTGAAATCAGATCATATAAACTGTGATTGATAGATTCAAGAGAGGACTTGTACTCCTCTATCCTATCCAGTGCATCACGAATGTCTGCGAAGTTATCAATGTCATCGAACATCAGGCACTTGCTAACCTCATCAGCGTGGTTGTCCCACTCCAACTGAGTCTCAATCTCGTGATTCTTGAGGTAACGACCAAGGGATTCCTCACTGATACCAAGTTGAGTGTGGCACTCTGATCCTGATGAAACAATCTTACCTTCAAGGTCAGCAACAGTCTTGATCTCGTTGGCTTCGATGAACTTGAACACAGCAATTAAAACACTAAGGATATTGTTATCCATTTTTTTCTCCGTTTAAAGTTGAGCAGTTCAGAAGCATACTCAGGCTATAGAAACTAACCGTTTACTTTTTGTTAGAAAGGTAAGGTATCATCTCACTCTCTGATAACTCCAGAGAGTTCTCTTTGTTAGACAACCAGAACACAGGCTCTAACTTAGTTTCCTTATCATCATTAGATACAGGCTCCAAAGTTATCTCGTTCAGTCTATACCAAGTGAGAACTCTCTCATGGTCATCAAAGAACTCATCGTCTACATAGACAGTGCCATGTCCTTCGATGTCCCAAGAGTCAGGCGAATAAGGATCGTATGATGGATGGGCCATTACTTGCTACCTCCGTATGACTCAGGCATCTGATCCTCGTTTGGATCAACGACATTCTTGGCTACGTTTGACCACATAATCCAACGTTCCAGTTGCCTCTTCAGGTCTTCCATAACGTAGTCATCAGAGATGACCAAGAGAGGAGGGCCGGGAGAATCGTTGTCGTAGATTGCTATGCCTTCGGAGGGCATGTCAGCAATGCGGGGTGCTACTACTAAGTCCATAGTTAATCTCCTATGTGTTGTGGTGTTGATTAGATAGTGATCTTATGATCAGCACTATACCAGACAATAACATCATCGTCTGTTTCCATCCAAGCCACAGCACCACAGGACAATGGCTTGTCAGGATTGTATACAAGTTCAACCTTACCGAGTGTCTCAACATAGAACGAACGGTAGTTTCTCTTGTAAGTTTTAACGGTGAATGGAGGACGTTCATCGTCCCAACTGGTTGCATGTTTCTTGTTCCATGCAATGTTGTGACGGTTAACGTGAATGCGTTTCTTCATTCTCATCTCCAATAGGAAACCACTTACCAAGTTTATTTTGGTATGTCTTGTAGTGGTAGACCACTTTGTGACCAGTATGAGGAAAGGATTTGAGTGACCAACACAGTCCGATACCATTGACAGCAGTAAGGCACTCTTTGATAAAAAAGTGAGCGCCTTCCAGACTATCGAAAGTTGCAGTTGTGTAGTCGCCTTCGGCATCTTGCGTAAGCATACCGAACTCTTTTCTTGCATCGTCGTTAACGATAATGATTGTTGTTGCTTCTGACATCAGTGTCTCCGTGTTAATAATTAACATTGGGGGGAGCGAACCCCCCCCCTCTGTTAGGTTGGTTACGCCGCTAGTGCGACTCGTTTCCACTCGCGTGGATTCAGATTGATGATGTTACCACCTAACTCCTGTAAATCTGTGGCTCTATCATAGTCTTCCGACTTGTGTGCAATGTTGGTGATGGCGTTGGCGAAACCCCAACGTGAGTAGTCACCGTCCTCAAGCAGTGAACGCTTGGCTTGCTTGACTTCGGACTCACTCAGGCTGAACTTCTTGCCCACACTTTCGATTGCATCTTCAGGCTCAATACTAGGATCAAGTTCATCCTGTGCTGATGCATTGAACTTAGCAACAGTAGCCTTGAACTTGTCTTCGTTTACACAATCCAACACATGATCCCGCAGTTGCTTGGTGAGCGTCTGCTTCATTGAGATTATTGTGTCAGATTGGTAGTCCAGTTCACCACGTGCATTGGCTGAACCAACGTGACGGCGACGAGTACCTGCTTCATCGACTGTCATACCGTTGAGACATGCAAGCCTGTAGATGAACTGCTTGACAATAATAGAGCCGTGTCCTGTCTCACTGTTACTGATGATGATCCCGCACTCTACGATGTCATTGACTTGCTTAGACCTAACCTGTAACTGCATGTTAGGAAAGACAATTTTCATGTAGAGTTTGTCATCAGTCAGACCAGTGGAGATGAACTTCAACTCCTGCTTGTCGGCTATCTGATGCAACACTGGCGCAACACCGTCCATGAGATCAACGTAGTCAAACGTCAGGAACGAGCGTGAGTGTGCGGAACGAAACACATTCTCAAAACTATCTCGTCCAGAACCATTGTCATACGTGCGGAACAAGCGATCCGTAGCCTTCTCGACAGGAGAGTGAAGCAACTGGTTGAAGTTGGTATCAACCAAATCATCCATACCTCTTGCTTGCAGTTTCTCTATGTACTGAGAAGGAATGCCAAGGTGCGTACCAAGTTGACGTCTGGCGTTGTTACTAAAGACACCATCATAGTTGGTGTTGCCGTCAGACAGCATGATATTAGCACCTCCGTTGAACACAGTTGCTTGAGTAGTAGGCGCAATGAAATCACGCTTACGCTCTGCATCTACACGGACACGTTGGGCCAGTTCTTCAATAGTGTACTCATTTTGCATAATAGTTTTACCTATGTAAAAGATTGCTGATGTTAATAATTAACAACAGGGTGCAACACTGCACCTCGATGCCCACCCAGAGGATGAGCATCAGGGTTAAGTGTCAGGCTACATAAGGATAGTGCCACCAGTCTTCAGGAAGGAAACTAACCTCCCAACCAGTGGACACCTCGTTGATGTCACACCACCTGAGATTGAGGCAGTATTCCTCTGCTTGATAATGGCGAGAGAATACAACACGAATCTTGAAAACTCCTTCAATATCTTTGCCACACCTGATTGATTGGAAGTTTTCTGGTTCATACTTAGAAAGTCCTTCAAAGGTCATAACAATCTCCTGTTAATAATTAACATCAAGACAACAGCACAACAGCAGTGATAAGAAGTGACAGGGTAGTCACAGTGAATAAAGCGCACCCGGCGATAAACAACAGCCAGTGTTTAGGGCCAAGTACACGGCGCAACTCCAACAGTCCGAACAGTTTCATTGGTTTCTCCTTGAGAATGTAGGTCTTACCAGAGTACTCCTCTGTGATGGTTACATCTTCGGGTTTTAATCCTCGACGTACATCAATGCGGAGGGCGCAGTCATCAGGATCATTCCAACGTGGCTCGCTGTGGTACACAGAGAACTGCCAACGGTCTGCACCGTTAAGGTCTGACAAACCATCTCTGTATGCGACCCATTCAACCTCTGCGTTACTCATGCTAAAGGCTTGTTGGAACTTAGGTTGAGAGGATAACATATCCCACATTTTAATACCTACTCTGGTGGGGATGTCATCATCATCGTCCTCAAGATCGTTCATCTTTGTGAACCAATAATGGTACTGCTCGTTAAGGTCTATAGGCATAATGTTGTTCCTCGTTTGTTAAAAATTAACAGTTAAGCAATCCAGATCGCATCCAAGATCAACTCATGGGGCGAACATGGGTACAGCACACAGGTTAGAGCCGATCCAGTCAGCATAATGATAGACGCAGATATGCAAACTGCGCTCAGTACAGCAACAGCAGTAGCCCAACGTGAGTTAGGCAATAAGTACCGAATGGTACGAAAGATTTCATAGTTCATTGTTTGTATCCTATGTTAAAAATTAACAGATGATGCAGGACGCATCGCAATAGGGGCCAGTACATGCGCCCCCATTAGGTTGAGTCCTAATCTTTTGGTCTAATCTCTTTCAACTTGCTGTAACGTGGTGCAGATGATGGCTCGCCCTCGCCAAGCCTGTAGCCCATATCACAAGCATTGTTCTTAGCCTTGTTAAGGTAGGTACGTGCTATTAACATCGCTGTCTCGGCCTCATCAATATCATCTTGAGATGGGTCAGAAAGGAGCCGATGCAGGGCTACCTCAAGGTATTGTGAAACATAGTCCAAATTGTCAAGTATGTTGTGCATAATGCAAACTCCGATTTGTTAATAATTAACAGCATGTAGTGCTAGTCAGCACTGTGATACGCCCCCCATGCAGGCGGGGCGCATACCACTGATGACTAACTGTACTTAGAGTTGAGCGCATCAATCAACTTGTCGCGCTCTTTCTTGGTCATCTTTTCCACTCTTTTAAGCATAGAATCGGCAGTAGGACGATTAACAGCACCGCCTTTACTCCCGCCCTTTGAAGGGACATGGGAGCCGACTCTGATCTTACCGGCTAGAATGCCCTCGATGTTGGATTCGATGATCTCAGTGTCAAACTCCCACTCGCCTGATTCCAACTTGTACAGTCCGGGCTGACCAGTAGGAAGACCATTGTCATAGCCATTCATAACAGACTGCCACGTTTGTACAAGAGTGCCACGCGAAACCTTGCCACCACCCTTTGCAACGTCCTTTTCGATAACGTCTGTCACTGCTTTCTGGATACCGCCCTGAGGGGTAAGGATAGACGCTACGTCCTTACGCTTCTCGAGCAGTACGCTAACAAGAATGCTAGACATACGCCTCTGCAAGGTTACGCAGGCATTTGAGAATTGACCGACTGATGTAATGTACTTCTTGGAATTGAATTGCATAGTAATGCTACTCCTAGTGTCCGACTTGCACACATATATTTAATTGCGCTTGTCGAGGGTTCAATGATTTACGCCGTGTTAATAATTAACAGACGCGAGGCAGGGCCGATACGCTCCAAACCCTGTACATATATTATATAAACGGCGCAGGGACCCCTAGCGAGAACCGCGAACAAACCGCCTTTTTGACGCACCGCTACCCGCCCCCGTACAACAGCAAAAAACACACACACCCACACACATCCTACTTTTAGGGTACTTTTTTGGGCAGGGACTATACTTTGGTGCTAAAAATTACGGGGTTGTATGGGACAGGGCTGTAAATTTTTGGGGTTTTGAAATTTTTGGGACATATCAGGGGGGTTGACAGGTATGATATAATATACTAAAAAGATTATTTGGAGATTAACATGGCTATTGGAGGACACCCTGACTTTGGAATAGGCGATTCAGCATTACAAGGTTCAGCAGGTACAGGAATGGAAAGTGCATTTGGTGGGGCCGCTATTGGAATTCCCGGTGGCGCACCTGCTGGGCAAAACGAAATGGCTTCTTTCTTAGATATGATGAGTCAACAGTACGGAACTGAGTCCGTTAAAAATTTTGTTGACAATTATCTTAATAGAAAATTAATAGATGCAGAGATTATAGCAAGGGGAGGCTTTATGCCCGGAGCGCCCGGAGGTAGAAGGGCTTTTGGTGGAATGCCTTCTAGTTCTGCACAGTCATTTGGAATACAGGATAACCCTGTTTTTGGAATGGAAAATTTTGAAGGACAAACTTCTATGGTAGATATGGGGGTTCCTTCCGGTGCAATGGCTAATCCCTCTCCTGCTCAACCAACACTTGAAATGGATGGAAGGCTAACTCCTGCTCAACTTGCTGAGTTAGATAAACTTATGCAAGTCACTGCTGACCCTAATGACTACAAAGAAGGGAATATTCCCCGAAGACCTTTTGCTCCGGGTGAAGGCGTCTAATGAACAATAAACCTAGCAATAATAATAAGTTTGTAAAACTTTGGACTCCGCAAATGAAGCGGAGAGTAGAGATTCTTTTCTACAATGGCGCTTCTATTGTAGAGGTATGCCGAGAAATCGGTATTGTAAAAAAGACATTCTACAACTGGGCTGAAGCCTATCCAGATTTTAAGGAAGTTGTGGATCATGGAATGATTGCCGCTGAATCTTGGTGGATTGAGAAAGGCCGAGAGAACGTTGATAACCGTAAGTTTAATCACGCTCTCTGGCTACTGATGATGGTTAACCGATTCAAGTGGCATTCTGCTTATGCTAAGAAAGAAGAGAAAAAAGAGATCATTAACGAGCATAAGGTTGAAGTAAAAAATGCTGTAGACATAGATTCAATTTTACAGAAATCTATCCAATCCGGTATAGATCAAATAGAAAAGGAAAAGGTGCATTAAAATGCCAAGCGTAGGAAAAAAGAAATTCCCTTACACTGCAAAAGGTAAAAAAATGGCGATGGCTGAAGCCAAGAAAACTGGCAAGAAAATGAAGCCCATGAAAAAAATGAAGCCTAAAAGAGGGTACTAAAGTTGTTAGATGATGGCGATCCAAGTGTAAACGGCGCTAACCAAAACGGTTCTAACCAAGGTAGCAAAACAGGCGGCGGCAAAAAAGGTGAGGGTGATCCTGTTGCTCCGGGTGCTTCAAGTTCTTCAGGAAACTTAGGAGATGCAATTGGAGCGTTAGGTAACTTAATTGGAAAACAAGATGATCCTAGCAAAGGATTGTTAGGACTGCTTTCTGGTTTAGTTAATAAAGATACACCAGTATCTAAATCTATAACACGCGCCGAGCAAGAGCGAGCAATGGACGATGCATTTGCAATTGGCGCAAAAAGACCTGATCCGAATATAGCAAAACAAAATGCGTTTCACAATGCCTTTATTACTGAAGCAGAAAAAATTAGAACCAAACTAAAAGACCCAAAACTTTCTCTTGCTGAAAAAGCAAAACTAACAAAAAATTTAAGAAACATTACACGTTCTGATCAATACTCTAAAGCAATGGCAATAAACAATCCGGGGCTTCAGTTTGGAGCAAGATTGATGGGAAGCCTTGTTAGTCCAGTATTAGGGGTTGCTCAGTCTGTAGACAATGCTTTGACTAGCATGGGATTTGTAGACGATACAACTCCTCAAGATGTTATGAACATGGATCAACAAGATGTAGCAGGTTCTCCAGATTTGCCTATATTTAATGCAGAAGAACAAGAACAAAGTGTTAGTGTTTTAATGGGTGTTGTTAGAAAAAATCCTGAAATTTTTAAAACAATAAGCAAAGAAGAGTTAAAAAATTTACTTAGAAACCCGATAAAATTTTGGGAATTTTATAACAAGGCTAAAGAAGGTTAATAATTATTATGGCTTATAATCCTTATAATAGAGAACTTCTTTCTAGTTTTGGTTCCCAAATGAACAATATTTATGGGTTACCCACTACTGTTGCTCCCTTGCCTCAAACAACTGTTGCTCCAATGCTTCCTTCGCTTGAATACAGTTTTCCAGTGACTGGTAACATGCCTAATAGGCCTATTCACCCAGAAGTCGATGTTGCTCCGTTGCCGCAAGTACAACCATTGCCTCCTCAGGTATTTATTGATCCTCCTTCTAGTGTACCTATTAACTACAATCCTCCTGCTATGCCACATCCCCCACCAATAGTGCAAACTGTAGGAGGTACTCCACCACCTTTTGCTCCGCAAATGCCTAATAGAACTATTGACCCAGAAATTGTAGCAAGGGGAGGAGCGCCAACTAGAAGACCAAAACCGAATACAAGACCAACTCCTGTTGCTAATACAATGGCTCCTTCAACGCCTCGTCCTGTAAAACGACCATCGTACTCCGGTTTTTATCAACGTTAATTAAGAAAATAGATTAATTAATATGCTAGTGCATATAAATAAAAATGTTTTAAAAGATGACAAAAACGCTGAAGCGGCGCTTAAATTAGCAGAATGGGCAAGAACAGCAGACTATAATTCAGCAGTCAAAGCGTATGCTGATTGCCATCGTGACCCTAATATTGATGATTCTTTTATTCGCACTCTTGCTCAATGCGATAGATTTTATCTTGGTGTTTTTATTTGTAATCGCCACGACATGTTGCATCCTTGGATATACGAAAGATGCAGAGAAGTAGAATTTAAAAAAGATAATCATCTAGACTTATGGGCTAGGTTTCATTACAAGTCTACAATAATAACTTTTTTAGGATGTGTTCAAGAAATACTTTGTGATCCTGACATTACTATAGGAATACTTTCTTACTCTGCTAGGCAGGCAAAGCCTTTCCTTAGACAGATAATGCAGGAGTTTGAGTCTAACGAAAAGTTAAAAGAATTATTTCCAGATATTCTTTGGAGTAATCCTAAACACCAAGCACCTAAGTGGGCTGAAAACGAAGGTTTGTGTGTAAATCGTTTTGCTAATCCAAAAGAACAAACAGTAGAAGCGCATGGATTAGTTGACGGTCAACCTACAGGTAGGCACTTTTCTTTAATAGTCTACGATGATGTTGTGGTGCAGGAGTCTATTACTACTCCAGAACAAATTAAAAAGACAACTACACAATGGGAGTTGTCTTTGAACCTTGGGTCTACACATAATCCAAGATATCAATATGCGGGAACTAGGTACGCATACGGGGACACCTATGGGACAATACTACAAAGAGCCGCAGTCAAACCTAGAATACATCCCGCAACTTATAATGGTCAGATGGATGGAGAGCCTGTTTTTTTACAAAAAGAAAGATGGGAAGAAATTAAAAAAACAACGTCCACGTACACCGTAGCATGTCAACAACTTCTTAATCCTATTATTGGAAGTGATGTTTCTTTTAAACAAGAGTGGTGGACAGAATGGGAGATTAGACCATACACGTTAAACGTGTACATAATGGTTGATCCTGCTCACTCTAAGAAAAAAGAATCTAACAGAACAGCGTTTGCTGTAGTAGGAGTAGATGGAAACTTTAACAAGTATTTGTTAGATGGTGCTTGCCACAGAATGAGTCTTTCTGAAAAATGGCAAATGCTAAAAAGGTTAAGAGCCAAGTGGAAGAGAGCGCCGGGAGTAAGGGAAGTAAAGGTAGGATACGAAAGATACGGCGCTCAAAGTGACATTGAACACTTTAAAGCAATGATGTCTACTGATGGAAGTAACTTTCCTATATACGAGTTAAACTGGGTTGGAGGAGGAGGTTCTCAATCCAAAAGAGATAGGATACAAAGACTAGAGCCTGACTTAAAAGATGGTTCTTTGTTTTTTCCGTATCCTACTGATGAAAAAATGTTAACTTCGTACCAGAGAGATTTTAAAGATCGCAATCAATCTTTTCTTATATCAAAAAAAATAATTTGTATTGATGAAGAAAGAAAGACTTACGACTTAACTAAGTGGGTAAAAGATAATGAATACAACCTTTTTCCTACAATACATCCTGATTTTTTAGATGCTTTGTCTAGAATTTACGATATGGATGCAATGCCTCCTAGAAGCAATAACAGAGGAAGAAGTCTTGAGCCGCCAAGAGAGGCTAGATACTAATGCCTAGAAGAAGAATAGTTGGTAAAAGAAACTACCCTTTTAGAAGGGTTGCTTATCGAATGTCAAACGGAAGGGACTTTTACGAAAAACAACCACGTAAATTTCCCTATGGGGTTACCCCTTATTTTCAAAATTTTTATATCGCTGAAGGATACGTAGCAGATGGTTAAAATATTACTTTTATTTTTTACTTTTACTATTCCTGTTTTTGCTCAAGACAGTCTTTTTTTACAGCGTGGAACTTTTCCAATGCACTGCACCAGAGCAGAAAATGGAATGTTTGAGTTAGCAAAAATTGCGTCTGATAAATATGGTGAAATCCCCATGATTATTGCAGAAATGGGGCCGGGACTTTTAATCCTTACTTATAATTATGATGTTAATAACCCTTCTTGGAGTGTTATTATTACTAAACCGGGAGAGGCTTGTTTTTTTGCTAGTGGAACAACACTGTCACAAATTCCAAAAGAACTTGTAGATCAATCTAACGAGAAAGAAGAAGGCAAGGTAGAAATGTGATGGAGCCATCTATCATGGTGGACGCACTTATCGGAGTTATATTATTCCTTGGCGGGTGGTTAGTTAAGAGAATTTTTTCTCAGATAGACAGGCTACATGCTAGAGTTACAGACCTTGCTACTCAAACAGTTAGCAGACAAGAACTAGATACTCATATAGATAGAATCCTTGATCGCATAGATACCCTTGAGCAGAGGCTTTTGAACAAGTGAGTGATCTTGAGGTATCTGACAGAACTAGTGTAGGACTTCCATTAAGAAACTTAATAGGTCTTGCTAGTGCTGTGGCTGTAGGTACATGGGCTTGGTTTGGCCTTCAGGAGAGGCTTAATGTTTTAGAGACAAATCAAATCCTGATGGCTAAGTCTGTGGAGCAGAATGAAAATTTTCGCATCAAGTGGCCTCGGGGCGAGTTAGGCGCACTTCCCGCCGATGCTGAACAGTTTATGTTGCTAGAACATCTGGCGAAAGAGTTTTCTAAACTACAGGAGGTGATCGAAACAGGCAAGGCTCCATACGATCAGCAACAGGCTCTCACGCTAGATTTTTTTAAGCAACGTATAGAAAACCTAGAGCGCCATGTTGAGACACTGAAAGATAAGACATCCGAAATTAAAGCAAGCAACGGGGTGCATTAATGAATATTACTATGATGGTGCTTGTGCTGTACTTAAATGGTTCTGTTGTTGAGTACATGGGACACCATGAGACTGATAGCGGATGGGAGCGAATGGGTATTAGCGGATGTTTACAGATGAAGCGTACACTCAAACGTAATGGTTGGAAGGACAATCTAAACGGTAGCACAAGGTACGCCTGTGAACGTAGACAAGTAGAACTTAGCACTAACTGGGAAGGAAATGAAATAGTAGCGAGGCTTATTGATGGCGACTAGAAGACAAAAGCCTATACCTAGAACAACTAAAGGTAAAGGTGCTAACTATAGGCCTACTAAGTCTGGAGCGGGTATGACTGCAAAAGGTGTTGCCGCTCATCGCAGGGAAAACCCCGGCTCTAAACTACAAACAGCAGTAACAGGTAACCCAAAAAAAGGTTCTAAGGACGCTAAAAGAAGAAAGTCTTATTGTGCTAGATCAAAAGGCCAGTTAGAAAGATCAAGTGCTAAAACTCGTAACGATCCTAACTCAAGAATAAGACAAGCAAGGCGTAGGTGGAAATGTTAAAAAAGATTAAAAAAGTTTCTAATGAACTTAACAAGGCTTCTAAAATGCACAAGAAACAATCAGAGGCTTTAAAAAAATTAAGTGCTAGTGCTAAGAAAACAAAAAAGAGGAAATAATGGCTTCTAAACCTAAACCAAATGATCCTGCTAAGTGGTCGAAAGCAAAATCAAAAGCAAAAGCAAAGTTTAAAGTATACCCTTCTGCTTACGCAAATGCTTATGCTTCTAAAGAGTACAAAAAAATGGGCGGTACTTGGAGCGGCAAAGACAACAGAGTAAAGAAACGTGGCTAAAGGTGGTCTTGGCAAATGGTTTGATGAAGAGTGGGTCGATGTTAAGACAGGAAAATCTTGTGGAAGAAAATCTACTAAATCAGGTAGACCTTATCCTGCTTGTCGCCCAAAAAAAGTAGCGTCTAAAATATCTAAATCTGAGGCCAGTAAAAAAACTGGGCCTAAAAAAGTTAAGTGGTCTACTACCGCTAGTGGAAAAAAAAGAACCTGATAGGGGGAAAATGAAAAGTCTTGATAATAACTCCAGAAGCAAATTACCAATTAAACAATTTATTAAACTCTGGAGAAGTTTTAGAAATTGGTTTAAAAGGCGGTGGGTGCAGTGGCCTTATGATTACTTTGGAGAAAGCGGAATCGAAAGGTACTACAGAATTGAGTATAGGAGAGAAGGCCAAGTTCGCAGATCAGATGTCGCAGACATATTTACAAGGCGGTAGCCTTGATTATAAAGATGAAGGTTTTTCTAAAAGATTTGTGGTTAACCCAAGTGAAGGTACAAGAAAATGCGGATGTGGTGATAGCATCGCTATTCCAGAAATGTAACAATTTTAAAATGTTTAGGAGATGACCTTGAAAGAAAAATGGAAAGCACTACCGAAAAAAACAAAAATGTATATCATAGGTGGCGTAGCCGTGCTTATGTTAGCCTCTGCTATCTGGGGATAGCGTTAGGAGTTATAGGATGCGGGACGATAAAGAAAGCGGGAGTGGTAGCAACTGGAGCGGCAGTCGGTGCTACTGCGGGGACTGTGTTAGGTGGGGGTGCGATTGCACCGATAGCGGGAGCCATGACAACTGCTTTTGTGACAGATGTGGCGACCTCGACAATGGACAATCTTGGTGGGAGGAGTACTAATATGGATTGTGCGCCAGATAACTTCTGGAGTTTGCTTGGCTCCCTTGCAGAAATGGGGGGTTGGTTACTTATTTTGGTAGTAATAATTCCCATGGTGTTAGGATGGTTTTTACCCGGCCCTGTAAAAATGAAGGGCAGAGAACCTAAACACCCTAACCCATACATTAGATGAAATATTTGTGTGTATTATTTGGAGTAATATACGCTTCAATAGCACAATCTGATATTTATGGATCAAGAGCAAGTTTTCTTTTGCACAATGATCTGCGTAACTGGATGAGTCTATCGTACCTATCTGTTAATGTAGATGATGCTTGGCGCAGAAGAGTAGAAAACGCTTTAATTAATCAAGGTGACACACATATCTATATTTATTCTCAGAATGGAGATGACGGTATTGGAAATGTTTCGCCTCAATCCGATTGGGAAGTTAGACTAGATCATCTTAACAGTAGAGGTCTACGCCCTGTGCTGTGGTTAATGGCTGATGACTCTCCTAACCTAGCATCTAAACCTCTTTCTTATCATAAGTCTCACAACTCTGAGATGGTTCGTAGGTTTGATGACAAAGTAGATGGTTACGTTATTGGGCTAGAAGTAGATGAGTATTGGTCAGCGGCACAAGTTAGAGAGATGGTTGCTGATTTAAAGGCCAAGACAAACAAGCCTGTTGGCGTACATCTTAGTCCCGGTATTAAGCCGGAATATCTTGACAACGCTGATATAGTATACCTGCAAACTGGGTTTGACTTAAATGAATCTCAGTTTAGAGCAAAGGTAACTGAGGCTCTTTCTCTTGGTAAGCCTGTGATAGTTTCAGAATATCATATGGATTCTTCCTCAACTGTTGCAAAAAGATATGGAGATATTGCATGTCAAATGGGAGCCGTAGGGACAGGAAACGGAAGAAACGTAATCTTCTGTGGTCAACAAGAAACGCAAACAAAGAAGAAGTGGTACAAGAAATACGAACAGGAGATGGTCGTTGCTGGGGTCGCAATGGTCACCCTTTATGCGGTTACAAAGTTGAACCTTCCATTAACTATGACAGCAACAGAAGATTCTTTTCAGATCGGTACAGAGATGAGGATTGGGATACATGGCATTGGTGGTAACTACAGCGAAAACAGAATAATGGCTATATATAGGTTGAATTTTTAATGGCTACTACACTAACACTAAGACAAACAAAAGGAAGCCCTCTTACATTTGGAGAGATGGATTCTAATTTACAAAGTTTAGACGTAAATAAACAAGAAAACATACCTAACATAGAGTTAGCAACATCTATTGATTCTTCTGTTGACAAAATTCTTTTTTACGATAACTCTACTACAGAATCAAAATCAATTGTTGTAGACAATGTTACTGCTTTTGTTGAAAGAAATTTAATAGTTAAGTGTGTAAATGACAGTATTGCTCCTGTTGTTGGAAATGGAATTGTTCACATAACTATACCATCTTCTCTTAACAACAAAAAACTTCAGTCTGCTGAAGCGCACGTTTATACAGCAGGAACTAGCGGTTCTATTACTAGCGTTCAATTGCATAATCTTACTGATAGCGTAGATATGTTGTCTACTCCTATAACAATAGATTTAAATGAAACAGATTCTTCTACTGCCGCAACTCCTCACGTTGTTGGTGTAAATAATACGGTAACAACAGCAGACGTTATTAGAGTAGATGTTGATGTTGTTGCAACAGACACAAAGGGATTAGAAATTAGAATGGTTTTTGGTACTGCATAGTATGTTGCAAATTGGAGTATATTCAGAGCCTCCTACTGTTGAGGTTAAAAGTAAAAAAGTTATTTCAGAAATAAAATGTTCTCTTAACGAAGACCCTAAAAAAATAACCAACAATATAAAAATAAATATTGCAAGAGGACTTCCTCAAGTAACTCCGCATGAAACACAACCGGATAAAGTTGTTTGTATTGTTGCAGGAGGCCCTTCGTTAAAAGACACATTTCATCTGTTACAAGAAAAAAAAGAACAAGGTTGTCCTGTTGTTGCATTAAATGGTGCTTACAATTTTTGTATAGAAAATAAAGTAATGCCATCTGCTATGGTAATGCTTGATAGCAGAAAATTTAATAGTAGGTTTGTTTTGCCTACTTTAGATAGTTGTAAATATTTTATTTCTTCTCAGTGTCATCCTAGTGTTTTTAGAAAACTATCTAGCCATGAAGTTTACATATGGCATTGTGCGGGTGATGTTGACAACGAGCATTTGTTAGAGAGCCAATATGATGGCAAATACTATCCTGTTATGGGGGGTACAACCGTAACGTTTAGAGCAATTCATTTGCTAAGAATGTTAGGTTTTTGTAAGTTTGAAATTTTTGGTTTTGATAGTTGCATCATGGATGAACACCATGCTTACTCACAGCCAGAAAACGATGACGAACAAGAAATAGAAGTTGTTTTGGGGGAAAAAAAATTTAGATGCACAGTAGCCCATTTTCAACAAGCAAAGGAGTTTGTACAGTTAGTTAGCACTACTGGAGATCATTACGAACTTTCTGTTCACGGTAATGGACTAATAGCGTACATTATTAAACATCCAGAAATACTTAAGGAGGCGGCTTAAATGGCGGCTACAGCATGGACTTTTTATAATAGTTTTAGAGAATATTTAGGAAACGGTAATTTTGACCTAGATGGTACTAGCACTGGTTTTTTCATGGCTTTGCACACAAGTGCGGCAAGTGCTAATGCAAACAATGTTGCCCTATCAACTCAGGCATCTTTAGGAAATGAAGTTGCTAACGGAAATGGTTATGCTACTGGTGGAGCATCTGTTACCGCGAGAACTTGGGCATCTGTTGCAACTAACAAATACAGATTTGATTCTACCGCTGTTACTTGGACTGCTACTGGTGGAACCATTCCTAATGTTAAATACGCTGTTGTATATCAAGAAGGTGGAAAACTTGTTTGCTTTTCTAAATTAACCACTTCTCAATTTACTCTTGCACAGGATAACACATTGACAGTTACTCCTAGCGCAACTGGAATATTTGAATTAGCATAGGAGAATAATAATGGGATTGGAATCAGCCTCCTACATCAGCCAATTAAATAGTTCAAATCCAACGGCGACAGACCCCGTAAGTGAAGGCGATGACCATTTGCGTCTTGTCAAATCAGTTCTAAAGACTCAGTTTTCTGGTCTTTCTGGAACAACTGCTGTCACTACCAGTGAAGCAGAAATGAACATTTTAGATGGAGTTACAGCCAGTACGTCTGAATTAAATATTATGGACGGTGTTACTGCTACAACTTCTGAACTAAATATTATGGATGGGGTTACCGCTACCACATCTGAGATAAATATTATAGATGGAGTAACGGCTACTACAGCAGAACTTAATTACACTGATGGAGTAACATCTAACATTCAGACTCAGTTAGACGCTAAACCTGACGTATCTGATGCTAATACATGGACAGCAGGACAGCGTGGAGAAATTACAGCGTTAACTTCAGCAACAACTATTACCATTGATATGGCTGATAGTAATAACTTTAGTGTAACACTTGCTCATAATGCGGCATTTGCTAATCCATCAAATGACACAGCAGGACAAAGCGGAAGCATTTTTATTACGCAGGACGGCACTGGATCAAGGACTGCTAGTTGGGGAACTGATTGGGATTTTGCCGGAGGAACTGCACCTACATTGACTACAACAGCAGGAGCGGTAGATAGAATAGATTATGTTATTAAAGACGCATCTAACATCCACGCTGTAGCAACGCTTAATCTTTCGTAATGCCTGTATTTAACAACATACTTGCTGGCGCATCAGGTCAGACTACTGGCTACGACATAGACCAGTCGTTGCGGTTTGAGGATGGTGATTCTCCTGAACTGGTAAGGAGTGTTACAGTTGCCGGTAATCGTAGAACATCTACATGGTCTGCTTGGGTAAAAATTGGTTGGAGTACTTTTAGCAACGATGCTGGAACTATTGAACCAACTCATACTTTGTTCTGTTGTGGGAATTCAGACGGAAGATGGAATGTTGGATTTTCAAATGCCACAGCGATCAATAACAATCTACCACAGTTGTTTATAGGTCAAAGAGACAGTGGTGGAGGCCAAGCATTTGAGGTTTCATCAACTCAGGCATTTAGAGACCCATCTGCTTGGTATCATATTGTGGTGGTTATGGATACTAACCAATCAACTAATACTAATAGGGTAAAGGCCTATATCAACGGAGAAAGAATAACTGATTGGGGTGTCACTTCATGGCCTAGTCAAAACTACGATTCTGACTGTTTTAGAACAGCCGATCCGGTAGTTAAGGTTCGGGTAGGTAGTACGGTTACTAATAGTAATACAGGTGATAGATTCTGGGATGGTTATATAGCAGAAGTTAATGTGGTGGACGGTACTGCCCTAGACGCATCATACTTTGGTGAAACCAATTCAGCCACTAACCAATGGGTTCCTGTTGAGTACGCAGGAAGTTACGGCACTAACGGTTTCTACCTTCCATTCTCAAGTACGGAACTAGCGAATAGTTTTAGTGATTCAAGTACAGATTGCGGCGATGGTTCTCCTTGCTATGCGGGAGATACCAAACTGTTACTGCATTTCGATGGAGCAGATGACGGCACTTCGTTTCCCGATTCTTCCAGAGAAGGCCATTCGATCACTCGCACCGGAACTGTAACCAAAACAGGTCAAAAGAAATTTGGCACTGCGTCTGCTTATTTTGATGGCAATGATGGCCTCACAACATCAGACACATCAGACTTTACCTTTGGCACAGACCCATTCACGATTGAGTGCTGGGTCTATGTAACAAGCGGAGCGGCCTTTAACACTCCCAGCGCCTCAGATGCGGGATTTCTGTTTTGCGGCGACAGTTCAGCAACATCAACTCGGTCAGTTGAATTTACAATTTATCGTGGTGAACTTCGGGCTGGCCTGTATAACTCGGATTCATCATCAGCAACGTATATTTCCGGCGGCACAATCAACGATACGACTTGGTATCACGTTGCGCTTTCAAGAACTGCAAGCGATGCGTGGGCGATCTACGTCGATGGAAGCAGGGTTGCTACATCATCGACCACAAAAACGCTTCCTCAAAATGCGAATAGCGGACAAATTGCTATAGGAGCAAGGATCGAAGGCGGTTCGCTTGGTCAGTATTTCGATGGGTATATTGATGATTACCGGATAACGAAGGGCGTAGGCAGATATTCTGGCGCAAGTTTTACCGCACCCACTGCCGCTTTTACCAATCCTACCAAAAGCATTACCGCTAACGGTGACGTAACCAATACAAGAGCGCAATCCAAGATTGGTAACTCATCCATTTATTTTGATGGCACTGGTGATTATCTAAGTACAGCCTCTTCTGGACTGGGATTGACTGGTGATTACACAATTGAGTGCTGGTTTAACA